CTCATCTTTTATTCCTGTTATTTTTGTTATCTTAGGATCAAGTTCATGTCCAGGATTGCACATAAATTCTAACCGATCATATTCTTCAAAATTTCCATCAGTCAATCTAATTGCACCGAACTCTATTATTCGAGGTTGAAGATCCAAATCTGATCCTTCAGCTTTCGGCAATCCAGTTGTTTCTAGATCAAACACTATCATCTTTATTTATCCTGACAATAAATTTTAAATCAACTCCTAATATTTCTTTGGTATCAAAAATAACATAGTTGTAAGATCTTTTGCCTGCGATTGCTGAGTTAGTATGAGAGTCTGTAAAAACCTGTTGGGCAATGTTTATATTTCTTATTTTGAAAAATGACCTCCAAAGAACAAGCTCATCGGCACTGCAATGCATTCCTAAATGACTAACACTATTCCTTCCTCTTTTTTCAGAGTCCATCCAATTATTGCCTGATGTATAATCTAAGACTTCAAACTCTTTGCCAGAAAAAATATCATAGTTAAAAGATAAATTAGCTTCATTCGTGCCATGCTCGTCATAAACTAGCCCAGTTGCAATAACATGGTCTTCGACCCAGTCTACTGCTCCTATCTCAGTTAATAAATTTTTTGCAGCGATTGGGTCTTTTGGGCAGATAGCAATTTGTTCAATAGTAAATTTCATTTTAAGCTCCATATGGTAATATGCACCCAGTTAGATATTTGTGGTGCTCTTTTGATTGAAGTAAGAAAGCAACAAACTCAGCCAATCTTTCTGGTGGCGTTTCTTCCCCTGTTAGTAGTCCATTGAGTTGATATTCTTGAGCATACTCTTTTGTCCAGCCACGAGTTTTAACAACTTGGTTGTCTATAGAATCGCTCATACCAGTGCCAGATAATTTATTAGGTGCTATGCCAAAAACTGTGATTCCATATTTTTTAGTTAATTCACGAGCTAATTGTAAAGTCATTATGTGTGCAGCACCTTTTGATGCATTATAAGCTAAAGAGCAAGTCATTGGCATATGTGCAGCATTACTAACAATGTTTACAACAGTCCCTTTATTTTCTATTAATGCTGGCAAGCAAGCTTTAGTCATCATGTATATGCCTTTGGCATTAGTGTCCATGACTGTGTCCCACATATCTTCCTCGAAGTTTTCAAGCCAATCTATTAAATTGACACCAGCATTGTTTATTAAAATATCAACATTTGCTATTTCTTTTGCTTTCCTAACATCATTGCCCTCCTCAAGATTGAATCCTGAAACATTGTGTCCTTGTTTTTGAAGCTCTTCTTTCATGGCTTTTCCTAAACCTTTACCAGTTCCAGTTATTAAAATTTTACTCATCGTTAACTCCTTTTATTAATGACTCAACCATTGCTGCATAGACTGCTGCATCGTGAATTGAATCTTTGTGATTAAGATCGCTATTAGCGAACCTTGTAATTTTAACAATCATAAGCTCAAACAGATGCCAGATATTATAATCGTCAACAGTTTTTAATTGAACTCCTTTAGGGAATAATGCAACCATAACTTCACCAACTGTTTTATAGTTGTCACCATAGACTTTATTGCGTTCCCGAAAAGTTTCTGCCATCTCTTCTAAGATCTTTGCTGCATCTTTATTCATTATCTGTTTTCCCATCTTGGAATGCTTGCTCGACATCGTCTTCATAATTGTTGGCTTTATCAAAAAGCTCTTCTAGGTCTTGCTTTTGAAAAGTATTTATGTCGAACAACCTTCCTATTTTCTGGTCATTAAGTTCGATATCATTTCCCCTGATTTTTATTTTCATTACCAATCTCCTGGAGCAACTTGTAGACAGGTCAAGCCTTCACCTCTCCACATATCGACAACGCATTTACGATCCTCAAGAACGAACCATATATCTTTGTAATCAAAATACTCATTAAATAAATTCTTTTTACAAACAGGATCTGATGACATGTCTCCCGACTTTCTCATTAGTAAGCCATCGTATTGGATATCATTTAGCTTTAACCATCTTGCTGTGTCTTCTCGGCAACTATCATCCCGAGCAGTCATAACAATTATCTCTGTTTCATCATTTTTAAGCCTTCTGATGATATTGCAAATGTTTTCTATAGGTTTGTCGCCTATTCCTGCTTCATTAAATTCCTTGTAATTTCTTTCTTTGTAAAGATGGATCCTATGCCCATAATCAGAAAGAGTTCCGTCAAGATCAGCTATGATTATGCGTTTATCCATGATGGCTCCTCCGTATAATTCCATTTAGCAAAATACATTTTCTCACCTAAATAATAATCCCTATAAGATCTAACAGGATCATTACTTTTATATTGCTCAGGCATACACTGAGGTGGGGAGGTGAAATCTTTTTCTATAGACATATGCAAAGGAAGAGTTCTTAAAGGATCTAACATCTTTTCAGAACTATGAGTCCTTTTATATCGCATTTCATACTCTTCACAAAGATTAACAAGTAAGTAATATGCCCACCAATAATTATCAGCACATTCCCTTACCCAGACTGCACAAGGATGGTTCTGAAAAGAAGCTTTATAAAGACCGACTTTATCAGCATACTCATCACCATCTAATACTCTATGGGCAGTAGAAAGAAGTTGAGCAGTCTCAAGTATCATTTTAATGCAATGCTTATCACAATGCATCTTTGCTGCTTTATCTGGAGCAGTATCCAAGTAAAATATATTCATCGTTGTTTCCTTTCTCAACACTATAATTTTAAACTTTTTTATCTAAAAGTAAAGTTTATTTTAGCCAAGGCATTTTCTTTCTAATCTTTTTCATTATGCCTTTTATTTCTTTTTTAGCTTCATCAACTCTCTGGTTGTAAACGCTGAAAGATGGTTTTCTTTCATCAAGAATATAACGAATCGAACGAACAGTCGTATTAACTTTTTTTGCAATTTCAGCTTTCGTCATCTTGTCTTTTAAAGCGTGAACTTTGTCAATGAAATCTTGATCATATTTTTTCATTATGACTCCTATTTATTTAATGGCTTTGCCATAGATGGTGCAGCCCATTCTGTTGGTGTCAGAAATGCTTCTGCCCAAGGATGAACATTAACCACTTCTCTGACCATTAATTTAAATACTTCCTGATATTCACCTTGAGCTCTCGGAGACAAACGAGACTTGGCCATCTCACTTAGAGTCCTTAAATTAAATTTTGCTATAATATTTGTGTGAATATTAGTAGGCAATATCCCTCTTGCGTCTTCTGCAGGAATTCCTAAAGATCTCAGCTCTTGATATTTTTCGTTTATTTTTTCCATAATATCATCATATATCGTATTCGCAGTTTCGTCTTTGTATATTCTATTAGGAGTATAATATCCGAAACCTTGCATATCAACAGTTCTCTGAGACTGTTGGGCATATGAACCCTGACGAGTCCTGACGAACTGATGTGTAAATCCTCTTGTAACTTCTCTTACATCAAAAGTATAGTCTATAAATTCCCAAGATGACCTTATCGTATTAAGCATGTAATCTAATTCTGCTTGCTTCTTATCTTTATCCCACTGGGATATTTTATCATAAGCATCTTCATCATTCATAAGACGAGTATTTTTTGTGAACAGTAAAAGGTTTACTGCGTCGCTTGTATAACTAACTAATTTCACTTTCATTGGTTTTCTCCTTTCTGAGAGTGCATCAATCGGCTGTAGTTAGAATTTGACCGAATGAATCTTTCTATATGCTGTATATCATCAGCAACATCGTCAAGTAAAATTTGACGCCAAGTTGCAAAACGACCCAGCGAATATATTCCGTATTTGCTTGTCATTTCGAAAACAAATTGTTTTCTTAAATCTTCATCAATTGGTTTTATTTTTCCAAAGTATTGCTCAGACTGTGTCATGTGGATAAGCTTATATGTTTGGATTCCAAAATCATCTTTTAAAACTCCCATTACATGAGGACCAACATCCGTCTCTGGCTTTTTTGTAAATTCTGATATAACAGTATCCCCGACTAAAGATATTCTATAATATGGAAGCATTGGGTCTGGGTAATATATGGTCTGATTAACTCTGCATTCAGGAGTTACAATTTTTGCTTTTTGCGTCCATATTTTTTGAGATGGAAACTCTGGCTTGTCTGGCCACTTAACAATATCCATTAATGCTGGCATTGGGATTGTTGATATAATCGGGCGATTAATTGCAAGAACTTCTGATAATGTTAATTTTGAATTATATTTTATATTACAATTTTTTGCCATAATATTAATTAATTCCCAAGGAGATATATATCTATCAACAGGATCAAGATTGTTAATGGATCTACTTAATATTGATCCTGTAACTTTCTGGGAATATAAATTACTTAAAAACAAATTGGGCTCAGTGATAATTTTACCTTCATAACTAATAGCTTTCTGAACGTGAACTTTTTTAAAAGGTATGGCACATGCTGTTCCAACTTTATCAGTTCTAAATCGGAGCAAGGCTCCATGATTATTTGGCAATTGCTTTTGGGCTTCATGAACAGAGGGCTCAAAACCTCTTAACATATTTCCTGCCAATAACCCAGCGAGACCTGCTCCGTATATTTTCATTTCTTTACTTTCCAAACTCTAGTTGATGGAGTCGTTTTTCCTTGTTCGTCTCTGACTGCTCTCGACTTGCAATCAAAACCAAGCTTTTTGCAATTCATTCTGAAAGAGACAACCTCTCCTGAAGTTTTTAAAATTGTGCTATCTCCAACAGACATCGCATTCACTAACCTGACCCACTTGTCCCTAGACTTATGTGAGTCAGTTAAGGGAACGCCACTTTCAATGACGAACCCTTCAATCTCTTTTACAACTCTAGGCATTGTAAACCTCAACCCACTTACGATCAATGTCCCACTTAAGATCAACAAGTCGACCACCTTGCCTAATGTATTCTTCATAAAGCATATCAGCACCATGCTTAACAATTACATTAAAAGAATTATGGCCATGACTTCCTTCTTTTCGAGGGTTATCTGAAACAAGAAGTTTTATCCACTTTCCTGCAAATGCACCACGAGGCTTTGAAACTTTTTTAGTTTCAGTTGCTGGAACTTTTTCACGATACAGTTCCATTTCATCTGTCACAAGCTTATTAGAAGTTGGCAAATCAGAAAGAACTCCAAAAGTTCTTTTTACTGCTGTTGCCTTGTCAGAGAATTTATTGACAGGCTTTTTAGCGTAAAGGTTGTGAAGCTTAACAAGTTCGCCAGACGGCAAATTAATGCCTGCTAAGTCTTCAGTGGTTTCGACTAAGTTAAAACCATTACCAGTACTATTGGCTGATCTCCTATCAGTAAAAGTTTTTGCTGCTAGGCTTTGATTGAACCCTGTTACTGGGTTATTAACTTCTCTAT